CGTCGGTGACGCTCAGGGTGGCATGGGCAAATTTAAGGCTGGCTCAAAAGTTGCTTTAGATGCTGTAGCCGCTAACGCCGCATCTTTTGCGGTTGCTGGCGGTATTGCTTTTGCTAAATTTGCTATGGAAGGTGTTCAGGCTTTCCAAAAGTTGGCGTTAGGTGCAGAAAAGTTTGCAACCTCAACGGGTTTAGCGATTGAGGACGCTTCTCGATTTATGGAAGTCGGCGCAGATATCGGAATTCCGATTGACGCTATTGAAGGTGCTATCGGTCGACTTAACAAAACGATTGGTGCAGACCCGGACAAAGTTCGCGACCTTGGTGTTGACCTTGTCTATTTGGCTGATGGTTCTTTAGACGTCAACGCGACGTTCTTAAACACTATTGAACGAATCAAAGGCATTAAAGACCCAGCGGAAAAAGCCAAGGTTGCGGCCCAACTGCTTGGCAAGGGCTGGCAGTCAATGTCAACCCTCATTGAGATGGGTGCCGACGATCTTTCTGTTGCTTTGGGCAACGTGTCGGATTCAAAAGTTATTGACCCAGCCGAACTCAAAAAAGCAAAAGAGTTTCGCGACACAATGGACAAACTCAAAGACACTGTTGAGGATTTGTCTCTTTCATTAGGCGAAGGTCTAATACCTCTTTTAGTTGATGTTGGGGAACTTGTTGACGGTATATCGTCTGTAGGTAAAGCATTAGAAAAAATACCGGGTGCATCTTGGGCAAGAGATCACTTTGGTTATTTCCCTGTCATTCAAACCCTAAAAGATTCTTACAACTTACTAGACGATGCTTTAGGCGGCGTAATTGGATGGTTTACAGATTCACCACCCAAAATAGAAGTCTTTGCTGCGGAAATGACTGCTGCTCGCGAGGACACGGACGATTTCAAAGCAGCCATAAAGCAAGCCCGATTAGATGCCATTCTGCCGTTTACTACTGCGGTGGACGGTATGAGCACTGCGTTAATGAATGCCGACAACGCTTGGAAAGTTTTAACAGACAACCTTGAACAAGAAGTTGCGTTAGACCAAGCCAAAATTAAACTTGCAGAACTTGAAGCCGCCGCCAAACTTGCGTTTGGTTCAGGTAGGCAAGCCGACATTGACGCCTATGAACAAAAAGCCCTTGACTTTGTTACGGCCTTAGCGGCGATCGCTGGCGGTATGAGTGACATTTCGTCCAAAGAAATTTTGATCCGTTTCAAAACTCAGGGTCCAGCAGCTGCTATCGAGTTGGCTCAATGGATCGCCCGAGGTGCCGAATATGGCGGTCTCAGCCCAGTGGACGCTCTTAACCTTGCCGGTATCTCTACCTTGCCCCCACGAGCCCTTGGTGGTCCAGTAATGGGCGGTAGTTCTTATCTTGTGGGCGAGCAGGGAGCAGAGATTTTTACCCCTTCCACGTCTGGAAACATCACACCAAACCACGCTTTAGGCGGCGGTGGCACCATCAACATCACGGTCACTTCAGCTGATCCGAATGAGGTTGTTCGAGCGTTGCAAACTTATGTCCGCCAGTCGGGCCCTGTGCCTGTCAACACTCGGACCATGTAATGACAAAACTCACTTGGCGTATTAACAAAGGCACAGGTGGAGGTGCCGTTGACATTACCGACAAAGTTTTGTCTATGAATTTTAGTTTTGGACGAGAAAAATATCTTGACACTTACTCAGGCAAATTCCTCAATCTGACGATTAACAACGCTTCCGATTATGCGTCAACGATCGCTTATGGAACCACCATTGACGTTCAAATTTTGAATAGCAGTGGTGTAGTCCGAGGGAACTTTAATTTTTGGGTTCAAGAAATTAACTACAACGACGCACCGGGCGGTGTTGGATTAAACACGGCAACCCTTATTTGTGCGGACTGGTTGAGTCGAGCGGGACGAGTCCAAGCGACTTCGTATGTCATACCGCAAAACACGGTGTATGAACAATGCCTTGATTTCAATGCTAGCGCAGGTGGTCCACTCCCAACCGATCTAGAATTTTTTGGTTTAGGTGGCAGTAGTACTTCAATCGGTTCAGCAATTACTTATACAGGCACAGTTTCTAACTATGTAAATTTGGCTGTCACAACTGAACGCGGTTTTTTGGTTGCTTATGATAACAATTTGTTTATTCGTAGCAGAAATTTGATTAGTGGTACTTCCCCAGCAACAATTCAATTAGGTCGGACTGCTACCGCTACACAAATCGGTTACCAGTCTTTTGATCGAATCCAGAACGGCTTGCAATTCATCAACAATGCGACCATTACCAGTACTGGTGTAGCAGACCAAACGGTGTCAAATGCTAGTTCCGTTTCCACTTATGGCAGTTCTTTTTATTCCAGTCAAACCGTTGACTATGACGCCACTCAAGCAAACGGGAACGCCAGTTGGATTGCAAACACTTTGAGTGACCCTGCGTCGCTAAGGTTCAGTTGTTCTTTTAGCGATGTAGCGCAAAACCAAACCGCTTTAGACGATCTAATTTCTTCAATGTTTTATATTATCTCAAATAACAGGATTTTGACTTTGAACTACACGCCCCCCGGTGGTGTAAGTACAGCGATCAATGTTGTTATCGAGGGTTATTCATTCAACGTGACACCGCAACAAACAACAGTCACTTTTGATATGAGCCCGTTGCAGTATTACCAATTCTTTACACTTGACTCAACTTTTCTAGGTATTTTGGACACCAGCCGTTTAGGTTGGTAAAGGAGAAAATATGGCTATCAACCCAAACACAGACTTTTCGTCAGGTGCCGTTCTGACAGCTGCACAACAGAACCGTTTTCCTCGTGGGGTCATGGCTCGAAACACGGCGACGGCGTCAGACGGCACGATCACGGTTGAGGAAGTGCAAATAACGGGATCGTCGTTTACCGCCGTAGCAAACCGTTACTATCGCATAACTTATTTTGAACCTTATTTATCGGGCACAAGTTCAAACACACTTTTTACAATGAGAATTAGACAAACCAACCTCACTGGCGCTATTCAAAATAGTTCAACGACGCTCAATACTGTCGCAAGTGTATTTTTTGGCACCTCTGGAATTTGTGAGGCAATATCAACATTCAGCGCCGGCACGGTTAATGTGGTTGCAACATTGCAAGCGAGTGCTGGTACAGGTAATGCGAGTCGAAGTGCTACTTCATACGCCTTTCTTCTAGTGGAAGACATAGGCCCAGCATGATCACTTATATCGGTGGAGACACCAACGAAGAACAAACTTTTATTTGTAGCCAAGTCGTCAAATGGCTTTTGTCTGATTCAGACTGGACACAGATACCGAACAACCCGTTAACCCCTGAGTATTCGGCAAAGTGGGCTGTGTACCGCCAACAGTTGCGTGACTTTATGGGGACATGGACTCCGAGCAATGAAGCCGATTTCCCAGATAAGCCTTTGCCATGAAAAGCCTGATTGTCGCCGCCGCCCTCATCATTGCGATGACTTTCGTAATTACCTCATGCAATGACAGAACCCGTGAAACTTGTGTCGACCAACCAACAGCCCCAAGGTGCAACCCATGAAACGATTGAGCAACTCCGAAATCAAAGCCCGACTTATTCTCATCGTGGGCATTGCTTTAGCGGTTGCGTTTCTAGGTTCTACCGCAGCTCTGCTTTACGGCTTGCTGTTTGTGGTGCAACCGTTAGACGTTTCACCCAATGACGAAAGCGCATGGTCGCTATTAAGCCCCATGATGCTGTTCCTCACTGGCGCACTATCAGGTATCCTCGCCTCAAACGGCCTCAAAGATAAGGACCAAAAAGATGACTAGCAGACCGTACACAGGCAACAAAGATGGCAACCACCCGACAGAACGACCCGGCACAAAACGGTTTGTCGACTATATGGAATACCTTTTTGGCATGAAATCGTTGGGCATCTACGCCAACCGACCAATGCGCGGATCAGCCAACCTAAGCGTTCACGCAACATGGCGCGCCGTAGACCTTAAAGGCAAAGGGACCGCCAAACAGAACGCGGACGCACGCAAAGCCATGGTCGACTTCCTGTTCACTCACCGCGACATTCTCGGCATAGAAGAAATCCACTGCTATGACGGCGTAGGTTGCCCAATCCCAAACCTGACCAAATATGGCGGTGGCTACCGATGCGACCGTGACGCGTTCAAGGCTTGGACCCCACAAAAGAACGCAGGCACCCCGATGGGCGATTGGACCCACG